GACGGCAAGCCCTACCGGGCCTTCGTCTGCCAGACCCTCAATGACTGGGGATTCCCCGCCAAAGACCGCTCGGGCCGGCTCGACATGATCGAAGAGCCGCACCTGGGCCGGCTGATGGCGAAGATCCGCGGCCCCGTGAAGCCGGCGCACGAGAGGATGGAGTTTGGCCGCCCCGCCTCCCGTGACGCCGACGCCCCTCAACCATCGCAAGCATGACGATAAAGGAGCTTTCCAACCATGACCGGTTCCTGGAACGACTTCAACGACGCCCAGAACACCTCGATCATGCCGAAGGGCGAGATCGTCAAGGTGCGCCTCACCATCCGCCCGGGCGGCTACGACGACCCGGTGCAGGGCTGGACGGGTGGCTATGCCACGCGCGGCGACAGCGGCGCCGTCTACCTCAATGCCGAGTTCACCGTCCTCGAAGGGCCCTACGCGCGGCGGAAGATCTTCACCCTGATCGGCCTCTACAGCCCGAAGGGGCCGGAGTGGGCGAACATGGGCCGCGCCCTGATCCGCGGCATGCTCAACTCGGCACGCGGCATCTCGGATAAGGACACCTCGCCCGAGGCGCAGGCGGCACGGCGCATCAGCGGGTTCAGGGACCTCGACGGCCTCGAGTTCCTCGCCCGCGTCGACGTCGGCGAGGACGTCAACGGCGATCCGAAGAACGAGATCCGCAAGGCGATCACGCCCGACCACCGGGACTACGCCAAGTACATGGGCGGAGCCGTCACAGCGGCGCCAGTCGTCGCGCCTGCGGCCGCCGCGGCACCGGCGCAGCCGAAGTCCGGCATCCGCCCGACCTGGGCACAGTGACCGGACCGCGCAGCCATGCTGCTCAGACCGCGACAGCGTCTGTTCGTCGAGCGCAGCGTTCGCGCGCTTAGGCAGAACTCTAACACCCTCGGTGTGGCCCCGACCGGCTGCCACGCCCACGGAACGCCGATCCTGATGTTCGATGGATCGATCCGCGCGGTCGAGACCATCGAAGTCGGAGACCGTTTGATGGGGCCGGACAGCTGCCCACGCACGGTGCTGGAGCTGCACCGTGGGCGGGATGCGATGGTCGAGGTGCGGCCGATCAAAGGCGATCCGTTCACAGTCAATGCAGGGCACGTTCTCTCGCTGATCAAGACCAACGAGGGATGCCGCGGATCGCATGCCTGGAGCAGGCCGGATGGCACCATCGTCGACATCACGGTCGCGGAGCTTCGCCAGTTCAGCGCCAACTTCCGCCACTTGCACAAACTCTACCGGGTGGGTGTCGACTTCCCGGCCTTGCCCGAGCCGCCGCTTGATCCATACTTCCTTGGCCTTCTGCTCGGTGACGGCTGTCTGGTTGGCGGCGGAGTCTCGATTACCACGCCCGACGCCGAGATTGTCGAGGGTGTCCACCATGAGGCGGCCCGACTCGGCCTGAACATCCGGCTCGAACAGTGCCCCGACAATGAGGCCAACACCTACCATTTCGTCACGCCGCGCGGGCAGCCAAACCCGCTGCTCGATCAGCTGCGCGCGCTTCGGCTGCTCGGGCTCCGCTCGGCGGAGAAGTCGGTGCCGCGCCTCTACAAGACCGGCTCGCGTCCGACGCGGGCGGCGATCCTGGCCGGGTTGCTCGACACCGATGGCCATATGGATCGCGGATGCTTCGAACTCTGCTCGGCTTCTTGCAAGCTGGCTGACGACATCGCGTTTCTCGCCCGCAGCCTCGGCTTGCGAGCGCTTCGCGGGGCCAAACCGGTCAACGGCATCACCTACTATCGGGTGCATATTGCCGGCGACATGACCGGCCTGCCGCTGCGCGTCGTTCGCAAAACACCGGCGCCACGCCGGCAGAAGAAAAACGTGCTGCGGACCGGCTTCACCCTGCATGACTGCGGTGAGGGCGAATACTTCGGCTTTGGGGTCGACGGCGACCACCGCTACCTGCTCGGCGACTTCACCGTCACCCACAACAGCGGCAAGACGATCATGCTGTCGGCTGTCGCCGGCGATCTGCTCTCCGGCGGCGCGGCCAAGGCTTGCGTCCTCGCCCATCGCGACGAGCTGACCGAGCAGAACCGAACCAAGTTCGACCGCGTCAATCCGGCGATCGCGACCTCGGTGGTCGACGCGAAGGAGAAGTCGTGGGCCGGCCAGGTCACCTTCGCGATGGTGCCGACGCTGGCGCGACCGGCCAACCTCGAGGCGATGCCGGCCCTCGATCTCCTGGTGATCGACGAGGCGCACCACGCCGCCGCCGATACCTACCGGCGGATCATCGACCGAGCCCGCGATCGCAACCCCGGTCTCAAGCTCTACGGGGTCACCGCCACACCCAATCGCGGCGACCGCAAGGGCCTGCGCGCGGTGTTCTCCAACGTCGCCGATCAGATCCGCATCGGCGAGCTGGTCGGCTCCGGCCACCTGGTGCCGCCGCGCACCTTCGTCATCGACGTCGGCGTCCAGGACCAGCTGAGAACAGTGCGGCGGACCGCCGACGACTTCGACATGGCCGAGGTCGACGCGATCATGAACCGCTCACCGGTGACCGACGCGGTGATCCGGCATTGGCGGGAAAAGGCCAACGACCGGCAGACGGTGGTGTTCTGCTCGACCGTGGACCACGCGACCAACGTCACCGCCGCCTTCAAGGATGCCGGCATCGATGCTGCGCTGGTGACCGGCGAGATGCCGGAATCGGCGCGGCGTTCGGTGCTGGCACGCTATGCCGCGGGCGGCTGCCGGGTCGTCGTCAACGTCACGGTGCTGACCGAAGGGTGGGACCATCCGCCGACCAGCTGCGTTGTCCTGCTCCGGCCCAGTTCCTTCAAGTGCACGATGATTCAGATGGTCGGTCGCGGCCTGCGCACCATCGATCCGCAGGAGCATCCGGGCGTCGTCAAGACCGACTGCATCGTCCTCGACTTCGGAACGTCGTCCTTGCTGCACGGCTCGCTGGAGCAGGACGTCGATCTGACCGGCCGCGAAGCGGACGGCGAGGCGCCGACGAAGAGCTGTCCGGAGTGCGGCGCCATCGTCCCGCTCGGCGTTCCGGAGTGTCCGCTGTGCGGATACCTGTTCTCGGCAGGCGGCGCAGAGGGCGGCGATATCGTTCAGCTCGGCGACTTCGCCATGTCCGAGATCGACCTCCTGAAACGCTCCAGCTTCCAGTGGTGCGATCTGTTCGGCGATGATGCGGCGCTGGTGGCCAACGGTTTCAACGCCTGGGGCGGCGCCTTCTTCCTGAACGGCCGCTGGTACGCCGTCGGCGGCGGCAAAGGCCACGATCCGCGCCTGCTCGGTATCGGCGAGCGCACCATCTGCCTCGCTGCCGCCGACGACTGGTTGAACGAGAACGAGAGCGACGAAAGCGCGCACAAGACCAGGGGCTGGCTGAAGCAGCCGCCGACCGAGAAGCAACTCGCCTATCTGCCGGCAGAATACCGGCAGGATTTTGGGCTCACCCGCTACCAGGCGTCTGCGCTGCTGACCTTTCGCTTCAATCGCAGCGCCATCCGCTCGCTGGTGTTCGCCGCCGAGCAGGCCGGACTCGGGAGGGCAGCGTGATCGCCCTTTGGATCGCCGCCGATGTCGCGGCAACGAGCCTTCTGGCATCCACGTGGCGTGCTCTGCGCAGTGTGCAGCTCCCCGGCCGCTGGCTTTGGCTGGTTCGACCCGGCACGGCGGAAGGTGTCGCCGCCCTCACGCTGGTTCTGCTCGATCGGCTGCCAGGACTACTGGTGGCGGCGGCAGAAGCGCTCGGCCGGCATGTTTGACCTGCAGCCCGAGGAGAAAGCCGCGCTGCGGGCGGCAATGAAGTCGGTCGCCGAGATCATGGAGGAGATCGGCTGGGAGCGGCGCCTCTGCGACCTCGACGAAGCGCAGGTGCTGACCCTGATCGAGGTCGCCGTCGGCGGCTTCCAGGACGCCATGCAGGCGATGGCGAAGTCATCGGGAGAGGAGATCCCATTTTGACGGAAACCGCCTGCGTGCTCGACTTCAACTCGCGGCCCAAGTTCGCCGATCTGATCAACGCCCGGATCGATGCCGGGCTGGAGGCCGGCGATCGGCTGGTTCCGCCGCGCACCTACCTCGGCGGTTCGCGCCTCGGGCACGCTTGCGAGCGGGCGCTGCAGTTCGAATACGCGCACGCGCCGAAGGACGAGGGCGCCGGCTTCGGCGGCCGGACGCTGCGGATCTTCGCCATCGGCCACGCGCTGGAGGATCTCGCCGCCGGCTGGCTGCGCGCCGCCGGCTTCGAGCTCTACACCCGCAGGGGCAACCGGCCGGACGGCGGTCAGTTCGGCTTCTCCGTCGCCGGCGGGCGCATCCGCGGCCACGTCGACGGCATCCTCGCCGATGGCCCGACGCTGCCGGGGCTGGGCTACCCCTGCTTATGGGAATGCAAGACGATGAACGCGCGGTCGTGGAAGGAGACGGCGCAAAAGGGCGTTGTGGTATCGAAGC